ATTTACCACCTACCTACATTATACTATTAAATAATATTCATATCAAGAAATTTATTAACTAAAACTATACTAAGATTTTAAAAAAAATATCTAACAAATTAAGTTAGATATTCAAATTACTTTATGGTGTCCTGTTAGGGATTCGAATTTATACATATTTTAATATTTGTTGTAATATAAAGGATAATCGTATTTAAACCTTATTTTTTAAGAGCTTTGTCAATCTTTTTAATTCAAATTGGTATAGAAAGAATATTAAAAAATATCATAGTATTTGACAAAAACAAGACCAAAAGCAAGACCAAAAAATAATATTGCTTAATCGTTGAGTAAAATATAAAACATTAGTTCTTCATCACTAATAATTTCTTCAAATAAAAACATTTATATCACCTCCTAATATAAATGTTCCATTATTTTTTTTAATTTCCTTTTTTTGTTTGAAATTTTTTATTTTATAATCAACTTTTGTCCAGGATATATTAAATTTGGATTTGAAATATTATTGTCTTTAGCTATTTTTTGATATGTAGTATTATATTTTTTAGCTATGCCTGATAAAGTATCACCTTTTTGAACAACATATATTGTTTCTTTATTTGCATGCATAAGTTCATTTACTTTGCTTTGCACTTCTTCATAATTATATCCTGCATTAGTTAAAGCAGTTTTTCTGTCTGCACCATTACCCCATTTGCCTTCTAAAACTTCTTGTGCTAATTGTTCTACGCTTTTTTTAGGTTCAGATGGTATATTTGTACTATTTTCTTTTTTCGTTGCTGTAAAGCCATTTAAACCACAATTTTTCATAATACTAGGATAATTTTTATAGGCGTAATCTTGGTCGCAAGTAATTCTAGCAATTTTATTTGTTCTTATATAATTAGTTTCTCCACCAAATTGCCATAATCCACCTTCTGGAGAACTTGGTCTTGATTTGCTCCATTGTGCTACCCATTTATCATAATCTTTTAATTGATCTGTATACATATAGTTTTTAAACCAATTGGTATTAGCATAAATTCCTACATAATAGCCTTTGTTTTCTAAGTATTCACAAAAACCTATAATCCCATTAGTTACAGCTTGTTTACCTGCCTTTGCTTGATATACGTTATCTTCTACATCAATATAAATAGGATATTCAAATTGCTTTCCTTTTAAGCAATTGTTATACATATATTCTGCTTCTGTTATGCCTTCTTCTTTTGAAGTAGCTCTTGAAAACCAATAAGCACCTACAGGAATATTAATTTGTTTGCATTTTGAATAGTGATTTTCAAAAGCACTATCTTTTGCTTTCCCTTTAGCTTTACCATAACCAGTATAACCTGCTCTTAATATGGCAAATTTTACCCCTTCTAATTTTGCTTTATCTAAATTCATTTTTGATTGAAATTCACTTATATCTATTCCAAGTAACTTGTCCATTACTTCACACCTTCTTTATTAAAATTACTTAATCCATTAGCCCCCAATGAAATTGTCATTGAACTTAATGCATATAAAACTAAATCTACTAATTTAAAAGTTCCTGTTACTGCATTTACTATAGTTAATAATATAAATGCTATTAAAAAGCTCCAATACTTCGTTTTTATTTTCTTTATAAATTTTAAATCTTTTGTAAACTCAACAACCATATATACAATTGTTACAAATGACGCATAAGTCATCAAAACATCCCATGTTATAAATTCATTCATTTAATTCACCTCTCATTTTAATCCTAATTTTATTGTTAAAAATGTAATTATTGCACCAATTAGACCTCCAATTACATATCCCCAAATAGAATCTAATTTTTTTGCTGGTTTATTTTCTATTTCTACAACTCTTTTATCAATTTTATTTACGTCTTCTCTCATTGCTTTCATTTCGGTAGCAATTTCTTTTACTGACACAGTTAATTCATATATATTATCTAATTTGCTTTCTAAAGTGTCTAACCTTTTTGTATTTGATTTTGAACGTTGTTCTGCTTCTACTATTTTTTCTATATATTTTTCTTCCATACTATTTTCCTTAATTTATTGCTTCTACTGTTATATATGCGAAATTTCCGCCACCTAAAGTTAATGTTCCATCTATTGCAGGTGTTATTCGCATTTTGATTATATCTCCTTGCGTTACAGGAATTAAAACAGGTGTAATATTAGAAATTTCTCTAATATTAGCTGTTAAATTATATATTCTATTTACAGCCATAACTTCTGAATTTTTTAATATTTTAAATTGAATATAAGATGTTGTTGTAGTACTACAAACAAATTCAAAATTTAAATTTACTTTTACATAATTAATTCCTGCACCTATTACAACTTGTCCATTTTCATTAACCGACAATTTATTACCTTTCTGCGAACTTATTATTGGGAAACTAACATCATAATTTTGCCATGCTGTTACATCAAGTGTATCTTCAGTTCTTTTAATAGTTAAACAATTTTTTGTATTTGTTTCATTGATAGCTTCTACCAAGTTTTCTTTGTTTTCGGTATTTAAATTAGTTAATTCCCCAACATCAACACTATTCGTATATATTCCATTTTCAATTTTATTTAAATTATTAGCATTTATTGGTGTTTTTGTGCTTGGTGAATTTTCCCATTCAGTTTTTATATATGCCATTTTATATCATTCCTTTCTAAGTTAACTTCCAAATTACTTCATCGCTTTTTCCAAGTAATGTGGCGTATAAATTTCTATATTCTGATGTCTTCTTTAAATAGATTTTCAAATTAGTACCAGTATAAGTATGATATATATTATTTGTAGAAGTTTCTCCAATTACACTATAACTTACATAAGCGGCGGTTTTATCTATATTATTGCTTATCCCTAAATTATATATTCCACTTTCATTATTATCACTGTGTCCAGTTAAAGTAGTTGCAAATATTAAAACGTATCTTTGATATTTATCAGTAAAATTTACCTCTGCAATCAACACTCCATCGCTTTTGCCATCAGCTTTAACAAGATTAACTTTATTTATTTTTTGATTAGTTTCATTTATAGCATCTATTACAGATGTTTTATTAGTAGTGATTAAACTAGATAAATCTCCTATGTTATTATTATTCTCATTAATAGCCCCAACTAAAGTACTTTTTTCTGTAGTGTTTAAATCAGTTAAATTTCCAATGTTATTCGTATTCTCATCAATCGCACTTTCTATATTATCTTGCATATTATTAAATGTAGTTGCGTTTAAATCTGTACCGCCTGTATATGTTCCATCTTGAACTTCATATTCTGTTTCATTTATTGTTACATAAGGCTTTTTTGTAACTTGCGTATCTTCAAATGTTATTTTTTGCATTTGTTATCACTCTCCTTTAATTCATTAATTTGTTTTTGTAAATTTTCAATTAATTCTTGTTGCTCTTTTATTGCTTGTAAACATAGACTTGTAAAAGAATAACTATCTACTCCTGTATCATTGTTGTTTGTCACAATTTTGGAATAATTAAATTCATCACCAATTACAAATCCTAAGTGTTTTTTTGTATCATTTGTTTCATCTTTTAAGTTATATTTATATATATCAATATTTTTCACTTCATCTAAAGCACCAGAATATTTTTTAAAATTTTTTTTATTCTCTTTCAATGATGTTTGAGTTAAAGAATTACATTTAATCGTACCACTTGCGGATATACTTCCTGTGCTTCCATTTATATTAACTCGATTTTCTGTATTTTTACCGTTACCACAAGCAAAATCAAAACATGTAATAACATTAGAATTAATTCCACCTACACCCAAAGAAGCTACAACATTTTTTTCATCGTCAAGAACGCTTATACAATGTTTAGGATTGTTACTATTTATCAAAAAAGTACCAGATACTTGTTTTGTGTTTTCAGTTTTACCATTAATAATATTTGTAATTTTAGTTGCATCAAATAAATCTACAGTACCATCATTATTTGTGTCCAAAGTTTTAACAAATGTATTTGATTTACTTAATGTATTTAAATACACTCCTAAACAATTTATCGCATCAAATGTATTATAGTCATATATCCCACTTATGTTTTTTTTAAAAGAGTCTGTATTCAATTCAAATCCCCCAATTTCGCCTGACACTGCTTTAATTTTTCCATCCTTATCTAGACTAAAATTTTTTGCAACCATGCTTATATCTTCGGCCGTTAGATTAAATTTCTTGCCATTAAAATTAATATCAGTGGCATTTACATCTAATTTGCCAGATTGTATTTTGACTTTTTCTGGAGAAAGATTTATAGAAGATATTATTTCATCACTATTTGTTTTTTTGGAAACTTCCATATTAATTTCTTCTTCAGCTAATCTTAATTCAGTTTTTGTTGCGAAAGCATCTGTATAAGCATTTTGAATATTGTAAGTTACTTCATAATTTAAATTAAAGCTTTCCATATAAATTTTGTTATAACCTTTATATAATTGAATATTAAATTTTTCTATTTCTTCAATGGATTCATTTGCTAATGGGTGTTTGTTTTCATCTAGTCTTCGTATTATATAAGCATGATCCTTTTCTAAAATAAACTCATCATAAATGTTTTCAGTATAATTTAATTCGAAATATGGTAATTGAATCTTTTTTGTTTCGCCTTCACCCTCGATAATTAAATAACTATCCACAAGGTATAAATCTTCTGATGGATATAATCCTTCAGTATTTTCAATGAAACTTTGAGCTTTTGAAACACCACTTTTAGATATTCCACATTTTGAACTTTGTTGTCCCAATTGTGTTTCGGATGGAAATAAATAATGAATATCTCCGTAAAATTTCAATTTTGTTAATCCGTTTTCATACGAATTTTCAGTTTCAACATAGTTAACTCCAGTTTTTGTTTGCGTTAAGCTGTTAGTTTCAATTAAAGCTGTTATTTGTTTTTCTTGTTTGTTAACATCAATCTGCACATTGGCCAATGCTTCAGCTAAACTAATATCTTGTTTATTTTTGATTTCTTGTTCTGTTAAAGCAGGGCTTTGGATAACGCTTGAAAAAGTTCCATCATAAGTAAAATTATGTTTTAACACATAAGTGTCAAAATATTCTGTATCACTTATATAGATTCTTATTTTATTTCCAAGTTTTAAAAATGGTTTTCCATAATATGTTGTTAATTTGCAGTCTACATATTTCATGCCTTTAACTCTGCTCCAAATAGAATCAATCGCCTGTTGTCTTAATTCGGCATTATGCAATATATAATCATCGCTAATAGTTATTGAATGTTCACCATTTAATTTGATACTTTCTTCGTCTTTAATTGTTACATTTTCATCATCAATTTGACTATTTTTAATAATCAAACAATTAATGGGTCCACATATAACCTCTCCACCTTCAACACTGCTATAATCACTTTTATAAAAAATATAATCAGGTTCTTCATTTTGACTTAACCAACATAAATCAATTTCATTTGTATCATTATCTATATCAACAAATGAACAAGATATTTTTGCAATAGTTTGCAATACTGTTCTATTCTTTTCTCCATTTGTGAATGGATTTGCAACAATAGGAATTGTACTATTAATAAATTCTAACGATTTTGGTGTTAACCCCAAATTAGTACACACATCTGCATATAAGTCTGATAAAGTCTTATCTCCTGTAGAATAATTAATATTGCATACATACTTGCTATCAAGATTTGTATATAAATCAGAATATGCTGTTATTTGACTCATATTTGCTGTTATTTCGTTATTTGGGCGTTCTACTCTATATTTGCCTACATTAATATATTCGTTGTTTAAATCAGCATATTTTACGCCAATTTTGGCATATATTGATTTATCATTTAAATTGCTTTGTATCGCTACAAATTTTGCTTTTAAACATTTTGAATATACAGAACCAATAATGTTACCATCTACATAACACCCACTATCTATTTCAAAACTTTGCAAATTATCTGATTGTGATATTGGTGTATCTATACCATCTACTACTATTTGACCTAAACGATTTGCGTTTGCTCGGTTTTTACATTCATTTATAAAATTTGTACTTATCATATCCCACCTACAATTCTATTACTGCTTGAGATGCAGGATTATATAATTCTATAATTCCATCTGGTGTTATATATGGAAGCATAGATTGTGCAAGTCTATCTCCACGATAACAAGATATATTTTGCCATTTTTTTGTAAATGGGTTTAGAAAGTCTACACTTATTGGTGCAGGTCTTTTAATTATTTCAGCATAAAAGTCAACAACTTCATCATCTGTAAGTGGTCTACTTACTAAATCAATTCTCCATTTAGTATTTATTACATTAAGTACCATAGTACCATCTGCATTAGTAACGTCACGACCACTATTTTTAGATACGTCATACCAAGATATTTTTGTATTGTTTGATAAATATTTAGATATATCTACACCATTTAATTTAACTTTCGATACTACTAGTACAGGACCTGCTAGTACATATTTATAGCCATTTGCGGTAAATTCTTTTATCATAATTTCACCATCTTTCAATTTCCCTTTGAAAGAAAGTGCTACACATGTTATAATAATGTTAACTTGCTAGTACAGAAGTTTAGAGAGGAGTATATATGAAAAAGGTACTATTAATTCTTGCTTGTTGTATGTGTTTGTGTGGTTGTGGAAATAAGGAAGAAATTGAAGCGTTAAAAGGTACATGGGTTAGAGATAAACTAGAATATATTGGTTTAAATGTTGAATATTTAACATTTGAAAAAAATAACAAGTTTACTTACAGAAAAAGATTATATGGTTGGAATGAGGAAAAAAAGTCTATGGAGGAAGGGTTCCATACATATTCTGGAACATACAAAATTGATAAAAATATAATAAACTTAAATATAACCAATAAAGACATATCGTTTGAAACGAAAGAATGTGAACTTTGTGATACTACACCACCATCAAGGAAACTCATTATTGATTTTGATTTAATGAAAATCTGCGAAAGAAACGAAGGATTAGATTGCAAATATAGTTATAGTAAAGATACAAAATAAGTATCTTTTTTTAATGCATTGGCATATTTATAGGGCATACTCCAGTTTGTTTTGTTTTTTGATTTATCTTATCAACTATTACGCCTTCATCTGTATGAGCATATAAATCAACTTGAACTGATTGACCACCAAACTGACTCATTGCACTCAATACTGCACTATATATAGAACTAGCTATTTGTGATTGGTTTAATACCTCTGTCTTACCATTAGCATGTGCAACTACTTCTGCACCAGCCTCTCCTGCCCAAAATAGTGTTCCATGTGATGGGACGCCACCATTTGCATATTGAGGTATATTTTTCCATGAATTACCAGAAAATATTCCACCATTCTTTTTGAATAGTGTGCTTAAATTAATATTAATACCTAATTTTTTAAATGGTTTTTGTATTTTTTCTATTAACTGATTAACTACACTTGTTGCTTTGGTAGTATCTGCGCTTAATCCTGAACCCAGTTTAACTCCATTTAATTTTAGTTCGTTTTTTACTCCTTCTAAATTTTTCCTAACATCCGAATCTACTCCGTAACCTAATTTTGATAAACTAGAGTTTACTTTGTTATAAAGTGCAAGACCTTCTTCTTTAGCAATTTCTCCAGAATTTACTAAATTTGTTAAAATATTATTTAGGTATGTTGCATAACTATCTTTTAATTCTTTCATGCTAGATGCTTTGCTTTGATTTACTGCTTTAATCGCTTCTGCAGCGCGTTGATATTCTTCTGATTCTTCACCATATTCCCTCTTCATTTTTTCAGCGTGTTCACTTATAACATCCAAATTGCTTTTTGATGCATTTTCTATTTCTTCCATTCCTGTTTCATATGTACTTGTAGCAATATTAATTGAACTCTCTAACTCGTCAAAGCTTTGTGCTGAAAGATCCACATTATCAGTCAAGTTTTCAAAAATCACTTTTTTCTTAGAAACTAAATCTGTTGTCTTATTAAATTCATTGTACATATTAGTTAACTCTTTTACATATTGTTCTTGAGTTATTTTTCCATGTTTTAGTTTTTCATCCAAATCAACAATTTTATTAATATAGTCCTCTGTATATCCTTGTTCAGCAAGTTGTTGTTTTTTTGCGTCTGTTATAATTTGTTGTGTTAATTCATCTGACATTATTCCCTGTTCTTTATATTTAAGAACTATTTTTGTAATTGCATCTACTGTTGCTTGCCCACTGTTTTCTGACGCTGTTCTCATTGTTTCAAGTGAAGAATTTATTTTTGATATATCATCAGCCGTCACAGAATATTGATCAGTATTCATTTGAGCAATTAATATGCCCATACTTTCATTTGCGTTTTTATATGCTGTATCATTTCTTTCTATTAATTCTGTATAACTTTCTATACTTGCAAGATTGCCTGTTATTGTTCCTACATATTCTTTAAAAGCATCTGTATAGCTTGTAATATTTATTCCTTTATCGCTAAATAAGCTTTCGCCAAACACCATTTGATTTATTAAATCTTTGTTTTCTTGATAAGCTTTAATAACTGCTTTCAACTCTTCATCGCTAAAAATATTTTTATAATCTTTTATGCTATTATGTATCATATTAGCAAGTTCTGTATTTCCATCTTTTAGAGCTTTTTCATACATTGCAATTTGTTTCATATAACTTAAGCCTAAATTTTCAAGATTTGCTTTATTTTGAGCGTCAACTTGACTTGCTGTCGAGAATATATAATCCCATGATTCAAATAAATCTTTACCATCAGTAAATTGTTTGTACCAATCAGTTTTTGATACTAATTCAGCTAATCCCAAACCACCTGCTACGGCAATACTCAATTTTCCAAAATTTGTTCCAGCTATTGTTTTTATCACATTTTTAATATTTTTTAAATTAGTAAATATTTCTCCAAGTTTTTTTATCAATTTATAGCCTATAATTGTTTTTATTATTATATCTGCATGATCTAAAGCAAATGTTACAACATCTTTTATTTTTTTTGCAAAATCCATTATTTTTTTGAATCTTGTTTCACCATCTTTTAATTTAAAATTAACCTCTCCAGTCAATGGATCTATTTCTTTTGTAAACCCTAACCATTCCATTATTCTATCTCTAATTTCTGTAGCTTTCATTCGTACTTTATCCATACCATTGTCATAACCTGTTATGGCATCTAATAATCGTTGGTCTATTCCACCACTTACAGATGTACCACTACCACTATTGTTATTTTCATTGATATTGTGAATTTCATCAAATCCTAATGTTTGCCTTTTTAATTCTTTTACTGCTTTACTAGCATCATCTGCACTATCTGCAATTCCATCATAAATACCCTCTTGGCTTGCTATACCGGAATTGTAATCTTTTAATTCGATACCAAACATATCTGCAATTGCTTTTGAAACTTCTTTAATTACCATTAGTATTGCATTTGCATATGGTAATATTTTAGAAAACGTTCCTATAAAGAGACTAGATAAAGCAACTTTTGCTTCTACTAATTGCTGTCTAAATATTTTCAATTGGTTTGAAGGAGATTCAACAGTATTAGCAAAGTCACCCATTGCTATTTGTGCTTGCTTCATTGTTGCTAAATATCTTAATATTTCTTTTTCTGCTTGAGACATATTTTTTACAGATTCTGTTATTCCTAACGATTCAGCTATTGGTTGTAAGCTAGATTGAGTAACATCAATTCCATAGCTTCTTAAAGGTTTTGTTTGTCCAGCATACACCCCTGCTCTAATTGCCTCTGCTGTTGTTTTTTCTGTTTTGTTATATAAAGATGCTAAATCATAAGTTAATTTAGTCATCGTCTCAGACATTATAGATGAATACTTATCTTCTATACCGACAGTTTCACCCATTGATTCAAATATACCTTGCATATATAATGTCTGTGTTTTATTAGTTCCAAATGCTTCATTTAATTTATATTGAAATTGTAAAGCAGATTTACCTAATTCAGAAAACATCTGTTTTCCATTTTTTTCAGTATTATCAAACACAACATTAAATAAGTTTAACTGTTCTGTATAATCGACCGCTTCATTCATCCAACCTAATGCAGTTGTTGTTAATCTTTTAACGCCTGCGAATGTAAAAATTTTTTTAAAAGCATTTCCAAGTTTATCAGCACTACTAGTTGCTTTATCTGTTGATTGTTTTAATTGATTAACATTTTTAGTAGCATTTGTTGTCGTTTTATTTATGCTCGATTCTGCTTTTTTTTCAATACTACCTAACTCTAAATATATATTTGTTAATACATTCTCAACATTAGTTAAACTTTTTACTAAACTTTCAACACTTGCTTTTGCTTCTTGTGCTTTTGATTTAATTTGTAATTCTAATGTTTGTGAATTATCCATTTATTTTTTCACCTACCTCTTCGGTTGTTCCCTTTTTGGTAGCGCTATTTTTTCTTATTGCATTTACTTGAGCAATTCTTGCCTTTACATCTGCAACATTCATTTCTATTCGTTTTTTCTTTTGCTCTTCAGTAGCTTCTGCCCTTTCTTCAAAGCCGTATGGTTTTTCAGAATATTTAACTTTTTGTTTGCTGAAAGCATTACATAAAGCAACTGTTATAGCTTCATGAAAGTATGCTCCTTGTAGCCACGCATTATTATTAAATATTTCTTGTTCAGTTTTTATCTTTTCAAAATAAGAAAAACGGTATGCCCAGAATAGGTCTGGGTCATCTTCCCAAAACTCTTTCACAGACATACCGTATGTGATTGCCATAGGTAACAAATTATAAAACCAATCTGTTAAGTTTTTATATTGTTTGCCTTTTTCCTCTTTGTCGTTGTCTATTCCCCGATTATCTCTAGTTCCTCGTCGTTCTCCTTCGAGTCTATATCGGCTAGGGCACGCATAAAAGCTTGGTATTCCTCAATTCCAAATTTAACAACTTTTGCTGCTTTTTTACCACTTTGTTGATATGTATCCATTAACTTAAGTGCCAAATTTGGATTTACATCTTTATGATTAGCAATAAACAAACTTGTCCATATTAAATCATAAAATGTAATTGGTTTTCTATCAAACTCTTCAATACTAAATCCCATAGCTTCAAGCCATTTAATACTATCTCTAGTCATTTCTAAAGTATAATCTTTATCATTTATTTTTAATTTTAATTTTCTCATTGTTTTTCCCCACTTCCTTTAATTATTCAGTTGCTATTAATGCAGTAACTTCTGTTGATGTTTTATCAGCAATTTGTGTACTTGGAACTGTATGTAATGTACATTCAATTACACCACCAACTGATACCTCATTCTTCCAAGTTTGACAAATACCTGTATATAAAGCACCTGTTCCATCTGGATATTTAATTAAAATATCTTTTGCTGTATTATCACATACTGTTTTTACAGCTGTTAAATTTGCTTCACTATAGTTATAAGTAAAGTCCATATCTCCAGTATCAGGTCTATCTGGAATATATACTTTTGATGGATCACTTGAAGTTGTTATTTCAACTGTTCCACCTGCTTGTCCAGTTGCTGGAGCACCTTTAACTGCTACTAATTTTTCTTTTGGGAATTTTGTTTCAGCTGTTTCTTTTATTCTGATTTCAATACCTAAATCTAACATTATTTATTCACCTCTCATTGTAATTTCCCTTACAATTTGAAGTGCTACATTCGTTTAATTTGGATAAATAACTAAATTATCTAATCCATATTTTGTATCTAATTTTCCAGTTATTTTAACTATATTTCTATGTACATTAGAATCAGTATTTAATGCATCTAATTCTGTTTTAATGGTTACATGATAATTGTTTTTAAAATAATCAACTACTTGTTCGGTAACTTCATTACAAATAGTTCTTTTTGATGTTTTTCCACTTGCCATTGAATAAACATTTATTTCAATACCAAATGTATAAGTTTCTTCTCCGTAACTTAAATTATTATATTTATTAGTTACTGGAAGTAATTTAACTGGCACTATAGGAAATACTTTGCTTTGTTGTGGCATTGCTTTTGTAACTGTTGGTTTATATATTGATTTTTCTTCAACATATTGTTTTAATTCTGGAAAGATTTTATTTTCAAATATATTTTCAACTATCAATATAAATCACCTACTGTCTTTCTTATTTCAACGTCAACTATGTTTCCTATTTCGTTTTTAATATCTTGAAATGCACTGTAGAACATATGTCTACTTGGCAAGCCTTTAGTCCAACCATAAGTTCCATCTTCTTTAGGATATACCCAACCTTCTTCGCCATGTTCATTAACATCATATTTCCACGACTTAAAAGGCTCATCTGGATTAGGATGTGGGTTATTAGAGCCTACAATTCCTGTACCCATTTCATTAAAGATAATTACCATATCATTAGTCCATACTCTACCACTCTTTGCATTATCGTCATATTGCCACTGTATTTGGCTTGTATGATTAGAAATACCATTCGCATAGCAATACTCTAATACTTTGTTATACATCATTTCTGTGGCATATTTAACAGCATTATCAATGCCTTTTGAATAGGCCTCTTGATATTTATTTAGAAACTTTTTTGCTTCCTCTAGGCTTTTCTTCGATAATTCCATCGTTAGAAGTGTTTTCATCTTCTGATTTATCCTCTTCTATTTTTTCTTCTTCAACAAGTTTATAACCTGTTTTAATAAAGTCATCTCTTGTTTTTTCATCAAAAACTACTATTCCAGTTGTAAATTTGTACATATTACACCTACTTTCCTGTAAGTTTTTCAAAATATATAATTATAACTGAATTACCATCTCTTGGTGGTAACAATCTATAATTAGCATTATCTCCATAATTTTCTTCTCCTTCTGGTGTCGCACCATCAAGATAAGCCACATCAAATTCTTTAAATTGACCTTGATATGATATAGGGATAACTGCTTTTTTCATAATACTTGCTTTTTCTCCAAACTCTGCAATATCAGCATCAGTATTGACCGGTTGATAATTAAATTTATATGGTTCACTATTTGGGTTTTCATACACATTAATTTCATTACCTTCAATGTCTAGTTGTGTACCAACTTTACTTGCTATATAAACATCTTTAACCCAATCTTTAGGATTAGCTTTCACACTTATCATTTAGGGATACCTGCCTTTGGAACTAATTCCCCTAATAAATCACTTGATAATAATGATGTTAAAAATTGAACTGACAATCCATTTTCACTATAAGATTGATATCCAACTCTTTCTATAGCTTTATATAGTTCAATAGCACATCTTGTTTGCCAATTTGCTAATCGTTTGTTATTTTTAGCATCTATTGTTGTTTTTGTTAAATCATAAGGATAAAGTGTATTTAGAGCCACAATTTCTGCGTCATCTAGTTTTAATTTAAACACTTCATCTTTTGTGTCATCAGCTACATCGCCTAAGACTTCTAGTCGCATTTTCTTTAATTGTTCTTCTTGACTCATAAATACACTTCCTTACTTAAAAAGTTATATTAAGCAGTAACTGCTTTTGTATTAACTGGATTTGTTGTAGTATTAGTTACATTAACTTTTACTTCCTTAGATGGTTTAGTAAATGCTGTATTTAATCCAGTAATTTTTCCGTGGAACCATTCTGGGCCGTGATCTAATCCAATTTGACCAAAAATTTGATATTTAGTACCTGCTCCTGTTTTTGCTAATTCTTCTAAGAAGAAGTTACCTTTACCTGGAACTGGTTGTTCTACTGGTCCAATTACTGAAGGATTAATTGCTAATACTGTTCCTGCTGGGATAAATTCACCAATTGCTAAATGAACTGTTGTACCAACTGGTAATATTAAATCTCTTATTTGAATTCCATAAGCACTCATATAAGCTTCTCCAATTGGCATTTTCATTTCAATAGCATCACCATGTAATTGTAATAAGTTAACTGAATTCATTAATAATACAATATTAGAAATATCTCCGCCATTGTCATTGATTTTTTGAACTAAATCATTAACTAACCACATATCTAATGGAGCATTAACTTTACTAGAACCTTGACCACTTTCAGCACTAATTACGTTAGTAGTAATTGCAGCTACCATACCTCTTGTTTTATTAATTGTTGCGTCAGTTGTTGCTTTATTATAAGTTCCTTGAATAAATGTTTTTTCAATACTTCTCTTGATTTTTTCCATCTTTCTTGCAACTTGGAAAGATAATTCATCTTGTGGATTAGCTTGTTGACCTGCTAAGTTAACACCACTTAATGTTGCCATATTTGATTGTTTAGCGTATGAAATAGCAACTGATTCCATAAATATTTGAGTAACATTACTCATTGGGCTTCTTGTTACAAATGTTGCAGTTGGAGCTGTTAATGAAGCTGTTTCACTTATTTCTGGTATTGCTCCTTCTTCACTTGTATAATATTGTCCACATACGAATTCTACTGAATTTGTATATTTAACTCTTCCACTTATCATATTTAAAAATGGAGTTTTTGTATTTGCTTTATTGTATAATAATCCTGAATAGTTAGGACAACTAAAGCTTTGTACTGTTTCAGCACCTGTCATAAAAATATTCACCTCGTTTAAAATTTCTATCCCTTTTTTCTAAACGAGTGCCACACTTTACTTATTTAACTTTTTTTCTTGTTCTGCTTTGAAAATTTGAGTAGTTAATTCAGTTTGTTTCAAAAAGTCCTTGTCTTTAATTGCTTGTTCAAGTTCTTTTTGTAACTCTGCCACCTTATCTACAGGATTAGCACTTTGAGTACCACCTACTGGTTTTGGTGTGCCATTTAACAATTCTGTAGTAGTTTCATTTTTAGTTTGCTCTTTTGTTTTATTTAATAATGTAATAAAATTATTTGCTAATTTTACTGATTTATCGCAATCTTCACTTATGATATTTTGTAAAGTTTCTTTTAATTCAGTATCTTCATCAGTAATTTTAATTCCATTATCTAAGAATAAACCTTTTACTGCTAATTCACTTGTTTTAAGTGCATTTGCTTTCTTATCTACTTCCAATTGTTTTAACTCTGCTTCTCTTTTTTCATCGTCAGTCATTTTTGATTTTTTGAAATCATCATATTCAGTTGATAATGTAGAATAGTTGCTTTCTACCGTTTTATATTTAGCATTTAAATCATTATATTTATCTTTTGGAATCATTAATGTTGCTAAACTCTTCGCAATAGCATCAACTCTTTCTTCATTAGTTGTAAGTGTTTCATCACTTAATACTTTTTCGATTTCTTCTTTCATTTCTATACCTTTCCCACTCTTACGTTTTTATGGATGTCTCGTCTCATCAATGGAGTGTTGTAGATTTATGCTCTCTACAATAAGCAAATTTATATAAACTGATAAATCAGTTCGTATACTAAATGGTTGGGAAGACAGGATTCGAACCTGCAACCTCTTGAATCCAAATCAAGGCTTCTACCAAGTTGAATTACTTCCCAATATGGAGGGGTATGTCAGAATTGAACTGGCACATTCTGTTTGGAAGACAGATATTCTACCTTTAAATTAATACCCCATTGGCAAATCGACTAGGATTTGAACCTAGACAAACAGTTTTGGAGACTGTTATGCTACCGTTACATCATCGAAATATGGTGCGAGTAGGAAAGTTATTTCAAACTTTTTTCGCAAAAGTAAGTCGTTGCAATAATCACATCAACTTCTAATAATATAATACCATAAATATTATTAATTTAAAATATAATTTTAATGAATGTTTTAAAAGATAGAAAAAGATTACTATTTCTAGTAACCTAACTGATAAATTGTAATTTATAATTCCTTTGTTATTATTTATTCAACATTTTTAAGTGATTCTATCATATTTATCTTTTTTAGATTATAATGTGTAACTATATTTACGATAATAGTAAAAAATATAGTCATCAAAGCAGATATAACATAACTTAATATATCAACGTGCCTAATAAACATTATATAATCTGGCTCACAAGTAGATATAATGAAATGACTTAAATATGACCCAAACAATAAACCTATAGCAATTCCAATAATAGTTAATAAAACATTTTCCCTCGTAATATATCTATCTACCTCATTATGATAAAACCCTAATACTTTTAAAGTTGCAATTTCCCTTTTTCTTTCACTAATATTGATATTCGATAAATTATATAAAACGACAAAGGCTAGTAATGCTGCAGCGATAATTAAAATTGCTACAATAGAATCAATAGAGCCTAGCATACTATTGATATTTTCTTTTATATCTTCATTATTTACAATAGAAGTTATTTCATTTTTACTAATATACTTTTCATCAAATTGATTGCTATCATGTTCATTTAAATTATCAAAATCTATTAGAAAAGAATTTATTTTATAATTTTTAAATGTATTTTCATAAGTATTTTTATTGATATATAAATACTGGTTAATATAGTTTTTTATAATATGTTCTACAATAAGTTCATATTTATTATTTTCATCATCAAATAGTATAAGTTTATCTCCTAGATCTATATTTAAAAGAGTTGCAGTCTTTTCGCTAATAATTACCGAATTGTCGCTAGGAATTAAATTTGTATTATCCTTATCTTTTACACTATCTAATGTTATTACATCTCTTAATTCTTCATTATTATTTGCAACAATCATTGTCACTTCCTCAGTATTACCTTTATATCCAACTGTGATATTATCAATGTTAGTTTCTACTATTTTACGAATAGATTTTTCGTTTTTTATTTCTTGTTTTACCACATCATAATTCGTATTTTCTTTTAACATCACAATTTTTTCATAATTAAAAATATGTTCAAACTGATAATTTGTAACATCTTTTAAGGAATCTTTCAACCCAAATCCTGCTAATATTAAAGCAGTACATCCGGCAATTCCAAATAGTGTTGTAATTACTCGGCTTTTATATCTAAATATGTTTCTAACGGTTATTTTATTAGAAAAATTTAATCTTTTCCAAATAAACGGAATATACTCTAAAAGTATTTTCTTACCACTCTTTGGAGATTTAGGTCGCATTAAATTAGCAGGTACATTTTTTAGATTCTTTATGCATATAAATATTGCTGTACCACAAATACAAAAAACACATATTAAAAGACCAATAAAATTAAAAAGATTATTTGATTCATATATAAATTTTGGTATAAAAAATAATTTTTTATAAATATTCCAAATAACATAAGGGATTAAAACAGACCCTATCAATATCCCTAAAATACCACCAGTAATGGTCGCCAATAGTGAAAATACAATATATTTAGATGTTATATGAAAATTATTAAAGCCTAATGACTTTAAAGTTCCATTTTCAGTTCGATCTTCTTCAATCATTCTCATCATAGAAATAAGACTAACTAAAATGGCTACACAAAAGAATATAATCGGAAATACATTACCTAATTTGTTTAGATTATCACTAGCAATCACAAGGTCTTTATAAGAATCATTATCATTTCTATCAAATATGTACCATTTTGGCTTAATAAAATTACTCTCATCTAACTGTATTCCATATTGATTTGCTTCTAATATTTTTTCACCATAAAGTTCGCTATACCTAACATCTTGTCTTTCTTCTTTCATATTCTCTACAGAATCAATTACTTTACTAATAGTATCCAAATACTCATCACTATTTGTTACCATTTTTTTTGCTTGTTTTACTGTAATATAGATATTGGTAAATGCTTCTTCTTTGACTACTTCTTCATTTGCATAAGCATAATAATTAACTTTGCCATTTCCAAGGGTAGTTGTAGGTCTTTCAGTTGAAAAATATATTGGACTAATAACTGTACCAACAATTTTCTTTTTCTCATTCATAATTGTAATGGTATCATTTATTTTTAAATTGTTTTCTTCTAAAAGCAATTTATCAACAACAATTTCACTATTGTTACTAGGAAGTTTTCCATCACTCAAATAAACTTTGTTAATATTATTATTAAGTCCTATAATTCTTAAAACAAACTCCTTATTATCAAGTTCTAAATAGGTATCTTTGGTGTAAGTTCCTATTACTTCTTTTACATCATTTATTTTTTTTAATTCTTCTATATCATTATTAGTTAATCCTAAATTAGAAATAATTTCGATATCATAAACATTATTTTCGTCATAATAATTGTCTAATGTTTTTAACATATCAGGTCCACAAGACTGAATCCCCGTAAAAAAACCTACTCCTAAAAAAGCCATACAAAACAAGGAAAGAAACCTTTTATTATTATCTTTTATTTTCTTAAAAATATGTTTTAATAGTTTATTTTTCATCTTACCACTCAACATCCTCCACTCTTTTAGGATTTTTGTTTATGATAATTTCATCTACGCCACCATTTTTAAACTTAATTATTTTATCAGCAATCAAAGAAATAGCAGCATTATGTGTTATAATGATTACTGTCATTTTTTCCTTTCGGCAAGTATCTTCTAATAGTTTTAAAATTTGTTTTCCAGTTTTATAATCTAAAGCACCTGTTGGCTCATCACATAAAAGTAATTTAGGATTTTTAGCGATTGCTCGCGCTATAGCGACTCTTTGTTGTTCTCCCCCAGATAATTGAGCAGGAAAATTGTCCTTTCTTTTTCCTAATCCCACCTTATTTAAAATAGTGATAGGATCTAAATAATCTTTGCATAATTGAACTGCAAGTTCCACATTTTCTAATACTGTCATATTTTGAATAAGATTATAAAATTGAAAGACAAAACCTATATCATTTCTTCTATATTTAATGAGTTCTTTTTCTTTTAACTTATCTATTCTAACTCCATCAACTATAACTTTACCACCAGTTAATGTATCCATTCCTCCTAAAATATTAAGACAAGTTGTTTTCCCTGCACCACTTGGACCTAATATACAAACTAATTCTCCTTTTTCAATTTCAAATGAAGTATCCTTTAATGCTTTTATTTCTACTTCTCCCATTTGATAAATTTTATCTACTTTTTTAAATTCTATATAAGCCATAATTACATCTCCAATCTATTTAACAAATTACTATTTATCTAATTTTATTATATCGTTTACATCATTGGAGCAAATAATCTTAAAATAGCTTGCCATAGTCCTTTAAATAAACCATTTTTTGCTTCTTTTTCATCTACTTTATGTGATTCTTTAAAGGAATCCTCAAAATCTTTTTTGATATCTTTTATTACATTTGTATCCTTCATATAAATACCACATTCAAAATGTAAATATAAACTTCTATAATCTAAGTTTATTGTTCCTACAGTTGCTATTTCATCATCGGATAAAAATACTTTGCTATGTACAAAACCATTCGTATAAGTATAAATTTTTACTCCACCTTTAATTAATGTATAAAAATAAGAAGAGGTTAAATCATATACAATTTTTTTATCGGGTATTCCAGGAACAACAATTCTGACATCTACTCCTCTTCTTGCAGCTAAGATTAAACTATTTATCATATCTGTATCAATAATTAAATAAGGTGTATAAATATAAACATACTTTTTCGCTTGATTGATAATATTTAGATAAATATCTTCGCCGGTTATAGCATCATCTAATGGACTTTCCCCATAAGGTACAACGAAACCATTTTCCTTATACTTTTCAGTAAAATTATATTTGTATTTATTATAATCATTATCTTCTTTTTTAAATGAATTCCACATTTCTAGAAACATAACAGTAAAATTCCAAACAGCTTCACCTTTTATCCTAATTCCATTATCTTTCCATACTCCTAATTTACTATTTATATTTATATATTCATCTGAAATATTAATTCACCAGAAAAAGCAGTATGTCCATCAATTATCATCATTTTTCTATGATCTCTATTATTCATAATAATACCTGCAAATGGCGATAATTTATTAAATTGCATACATTTTATTCCATATTTTCCCAGTAACTTTGGATAATTACTAGGTAGCATAGCAAAAGAACCCATATCATCATATAAAACTCTTACATCTAGTCCTGAATTTGCTTTTTCTTTTAATATATCTAAAATTTCTTGCCACATAGTACCATTATTAATAATGAAATATTCTATAAAAATAAATTTTTTGGCTTTTTTTAGTTCTTCTAACATAACAGGATAAACATCATCACCAAGAGAATAATAGTTTATCTCATTGTTTTTCGTTACAGGAAATCCTGCAAATTCACTTATATATTTTAATTGTCCTAAATTTTTAGTATCGATTTCTTTTTTTATAAATTCATCTTGTATTAAGTATTTTTGACCATTTTCTATATTTTCATTAATATTCTTTAAAACTTTACTTCTTTTCATATTATTACTAAGTATGATATATAGAAGTGTTCCAATTAATGGAAAAAGCATAATCAGTAATATCCATATTAAATCGCTACTTAATCTTTTACTATACTTGATAATCATTAAAACAATTATAATACTAAGTAAACCATAAACTACTTGAATAATACTTATAAATTCTCCAAATTTTAAATATATAAATAATGTTAATAGAATTTGTATTAATAAACCTATTGCTACAACAATTCCTCTTTTTACTGCCATCCACATATTTTTTCTCCTCATACTAATTCATTTTTATATGTAATACTTTTATCTTCTTTATAAATAAACATTAATTTTGAGTTCTTATCTGTTCTTCCTTTATCAAAGGATAACGAATAAGTACATTACTATCTAAATTTTCTTTGTGCATATCAACTGCTGTTATTTGATGATTATCATATGTTGTATAATAATAAATTCCCTTATTTACATTACAGCAAGATGTATAAATTGTTATTTCAAATTTATCATCACCTAAATCACAGCATCCTCTTTGTTGATCAACGCTACCTAAAATGTGAAAAAATTGACTAACACTTGATTTTTCATCTTCTTTAGAAAAAGAATTTAATTTAGTATACGCTACTCTTATGAATCTTGATTGCGATGATAAATCGCCTGGTAGACCTATTGCTCCCATTCCTCTACTATATAAACTTAGATCTAATTCTTTACTAAATTTATTCTCTGGAGATTTAGGTGATAAATACATATAATTATTTAAGGCAAACATTTGCTTATCAAAAGATGGATTATTAGTTAATACCCCTACTGGATTATCATATATTTTTATTCCATCAATAACAGACTCTACAGTTATTGATTGTGTGCTATCGGAAATAATCCAATGTAAGCTAGCTAATGGTAATTTATCACTAAATGGAGTATTTAACACATTCATTTTTTCAATCAAATTTCTAGCTTCATTTACATTTGAACATTGGCTTAAAATCCATGGTATCAGTTCAAATTGAGCAACATTATCTTTTCCTTCCTGTTTTTCTTTATAATGAGCATTTCCAACAAAATTTAAACCTGCTATTGCTAACCCTTTTTCGTTTATTGCATCGTAATATAATGGATAATCTTCAGTAACAAATGCCATTCCAATTATCGCATAATGACTCTTAATGTCATCTACTTCTCTAAATTTAAATTCAAAGTTTCTTGGTGTTATTGTTACTTCATCTCCATATGAAAATTCATAATCCAATGTTCTTCCAAAATAAAAATCTTTCGTTTTATAAGTTGCTGCTGTACACATATTCTTTCCCTTCTTTCTAATACTATTTCTTATCTTTTATATAACTCTCTTTCAAATTACTATTTGTCTGTAAGAATATTATATCATAGAATTAGCACTTTATTATCAACGAAAATTTAAAAAGATAATTTATCTTTCAAAATCATCTTTATCTTTAATATTATTTTCTATGATATTAATATCATTATCATCAAGTATATCTTCTTCATAAAGTTCATTAATAACTTCATCATATTTGTTATTAGAAAAGAATTTATTTTGCAAAAATTCTATAAACTTTTTCCATAAATCTTTAAAGTAATCTAGCATTTCTTCTAGTTTAGATACTTTATCTTCTAGTTCATCAATAGTATCATTAGCATTGTCTAATTTATATTCTAGATCTTCAATTTTTTCATCACGAGTTTTAATTTTTCTTTGTAAATTTCTAACTTCATTAGAATGTTCTCTTAAATCATCTTCGTATTTATTTAGTATTATATTTATGTCGTTTGCATTTCTTAAATTAGAAGCAGTTTCATTAGTTTGTTCTATATAGTTTTTAATTTTATCTATATCAGTATTAGAAATAGAATAGTTATTTTTATTTATAAGAGAAGGTTTTAAATTATCAATAATATCATTTATTTCATTAGACTTATTTTGTAATTCATCAGTTTTACTATTTAATTCTTTAAGTTGTTTTTTATATTTTTCTTGTTCTCTTTTAAACTTTTTATATTCGTTCATATTAGCAACATTTATATCTACATTTCTTCCTTCTTCTTTTAATTTTAAAGTGTAGTTTAAATGATAAATACGATTAAATGAATTAATACAATATTCTCGCATTTTATCTTGAATAATTTTTAAACTTTCTTTTGTAAAAACATCAGATTTACCAACTTGTCTTTCCATACCATTTTTCATACCTTCTTTAAATGGAACACCAACTATATGTAAATGGGGACTAGATTCATCATAATGTATTGTTGCATTTGCTATTTTAAAGTTAGGTACAACTTCTTCTAAATCTCTTATTTGTTCTTTAAAAACTTCTGTCATTTTATGTTTATATTTATTATCTTTATCAGACCAAAAGTCCATATCTCCAAGTTCAATAATTATTTCACAAGCTAAATCTCTTTTATTGTCATTTGAAATATGATTAAAATAATTGTCTATCTTTCTATCATTTCTAGTTTGCTTTTCATTGTATTTAATTCTTGCATCTTCAAATAAATCTAAATATAAATTTTTTGTATCTTCTACAATAGAAGAAGTTCCTTTAATTGTAGAAATTAATTCTTGTTCTTCATCATATTTTCTTAAATTATGTTTATCAACTTTAGATAACTGCTGATGATTTTGAATTGCATTATTAGATAGAGAAGTAGTACCAGTTTCAGTATTTTTGATACTTCTTCTTGCTTTTTTAGATTTATTTTTATCATTACTTAAATGTAGTGAATAAGATAATTCTTCCATATATTTAAAACCTCCTTTGCTAGAATAGAGTCCTACTATATATATAGTAGGGTAATTTTGCTTTGTCAAAATCTCTAACCCCCTATATATTTTGACACAAGTATCAAAATATGGGGGCTAAGGTTTAGGCAACCTTAGAATCCACCTGTCTTATTTCGTAATAATGATAAACTTCGTAAATCATTAAAACTACATAAGACTTATGATAAAATATAATGCACTGCATTTTATTTTATCTTTAAAAATTATTCATTAATTGCAAACTAAAGTAAGCAATTATTTCATAATTTTATTAAACAAACTTTTCCCACTTTCATTGAAACTACGTTTCAACAAAACGTGTTCGTTTGTTATAACTTTTTTTAGAAAAAAGTTAACAAAAAAATTTTCAGTAGATAAGTCTAAAACAAGAAAGATAACTTTTTGTTTTAAACTTTTTCCATTATTATTTTTACTATTTCTAGTCAAGAACTTCGCAAGTAAATAAATTTATTCTTGACTAGAATTTTCATCATTATTTAAAAAATCTTCTTCCGTAACATTATCTGGTATTACTTCAAATAAATCTCTAATATTTACTTTTATATCATTAGGATTATTTTTAGTAGCAAACATTCCCATTGATACCCAGTCTTTATTTCCATTATCATTTGCTTGTAATGGGAATACTCTTATTGGAACTTCATTTTTAAGAAGTGGTCCAATATCTAGTTTTCTAGTTTCTTTGTATAAAGTTCCTTTATAAAAATTAACTTCATAACATTCATTTAATCTATAAAAATGTTGCATAACTTCTTTAATGGGTAAATACTCACTATACCTAACTTCACTATCAACGCATATTCCATTAAAATCATAAGTAAATGGTCGTTTTCTATCAATATAACCTTGCTTATATAATTCTTCAAAATCACTATAAAATGTTGATCTAAAATTAACTTGTTTTATTTCGTATGTATTATTTATCATTTCAAGTTCAATATCATCTACATATCGCATAATTATATCTGCTTTTATATCTCTATCTAATAAATCCCAGTTATCATTAAAAGCATAATAACTAATTGGTAATTTTACTTTATTGATAAAGTCCATATCTCTTTTAAGTAAAATATCACTGACAGTAAAGTTTAATTGTTCTGTTTGTTCATTTTCTAATAATTTTGAGTTAATAAGTTCAATTTGTTCTTCAATTATTTTTGTTTCTTCTTTAAATTCTTTTTCTGTAAATAATGAATCTATATATGCTTTTTTAATTCTTTCTTTTTTAGTATTTAAACTTTTTAATTCTTTACCTAATTCTTCTTTTGGATCTTCTACTTTTGATTTTAATACTGGTAAAAAAAATTCATTTACAACATTATCATATTCTAAAATATCTCCTAGTATTGTTTTAATTGTTTCTTCTATTTTAGGTTCTTTAATTGTTATTTTACAATTATTACATTGATAATAGTAATAAACTTTTCCATTTTTCTTTCTTGTTGCATTACCACCTAATATTCTATTACATTTAGGACACCTTAATTTTTGTAAAAATAAATATTCTTTATCTCGTTTATAATTTCTTGAATTTTTTCTTTTTTGCACTTGGCATTCCTCCCATAATTCTTTCGATACAAGTGGCTCGACTACATTTGAATAATATGTTGGATTATTTGTTTTTCTTCCGTGTACAAAATCTCCCTTATAAATTTCATTTGTTAATATTTTTAAAATTGTACTATCACACCAATTTGTTTTTCCAAATACTTTTTCATCATTATAAATGTTAGCAATAGTTTGGTAGGAATTTCCCTCGTAATATAAATTAAATATTCTTATTACTTGGTCTTTTGTAAGTGGATCTGGGACAAGTTTTTTATTATTTCTTTTATAACCAAAAGGGGCTTTATTTGGAATATTTCCAACTTTAATTGCTCCAGCTAAACCGATTTTAGTTCTTTCACTTGTTCTTTCTATTTCATTTTGTGATACCGTAGTTAAAAGTCTTGCAACCATTCTTCCATTTGCATTTGTTGTATTTATATCATCATTTGCACAATCTAGGTAGGCATTCTTTTCATCTAAAAATTTCATTATATCTTCCATATCATAAACACTTCTTGTTAGTCTATCTAATTTTAATACTACAATAGTATTACATTTTTTCTTTCTAATATCTTCTTTTAATTCTTCAAAAGCAGGTCTATGATTTCCAGTTTTAGCACTTATTCCAGCATCTTTATATATTTTATAAATTTCATAACCTTTAAACTCACACATAGCACGAAGTCTTTTCTCTTGTTCTGGTAAACTAAATCCTTCTCGTGCTTGATCTTCGGTACTTACTCTTATATAAATACCTGCAATTTTCTTTTCTTCACTCATTAATAAATCATTTCCTTTCTTCTTATTCTTCATCAAAAAAGAGGTGACAAAGACACTTAATCAAATTATGCCTTTGACACCTCTTATAATAATCTTGTTTATGTTATACTTAAATTTTATTTGTTTCATATATATCAACCCCCAATACACGAAACAAATTAATTACCATTTATTATAAATATTTTTTATTTAAAGTCAAGACATATTTGCTATTATTCACAACATTTTTGCTATTATTTGCCTATTTTAAGCCAAATAGGGCTTATATTTAAAGAAGTTGGTATAATTTATTATTTTACTTTATTGGTTTTATAAAGGTTTCTAAATCCGATATTTTTATTTTATGAGATAAATTTTCAACAAATATTTCATTAGAATAATTGAATGCAAGAAATGTAATACCCTTAATAATTATTCTATGTGGCTCGATATAGTTCAAATTTGTTTTATTAATCTTTCTAATATTACCATTAATGATAATAGGAGTAGTATTACAAAAACTACATATAAATTCTATTTTGTTTTTTAATTCACTCTCAATTATTAACTCTTTCTTTGTGATATTTACCATTTTAACAATCCATCTCCTTTACTTAAACTAAAAAAATACCAACTTCATTAGAAGTTGATACATTTATTTAAGTCTAAACTATAAAAGTTCGGACAGATTGCCTACTGGTGCCGAAAGTAAGAATTGAACTCACAACCTACTGCTTACAAAACAGTTGCTCTACCAATTGAGCTATTTCGGCAAAATTCCAAAGGCTTCTAAAGTTTCTTTGGCTTGGACTTACTTATAAGGCTTTATAGAAGTTGTACTTCCTTCAAAGTTTCTTATAATGCCTATTTATTAACCTCTCCAGACTCATCCTTTGAGGCAGATGTCGTCTTATTAAGACTTCCATCGCTATTCTCATTATTTTGTTTTATTTGTTTGTTTGCTTGCCCAACAAATAACTTAATCCAATTTTCTATACCACCATAGAATTCCATTGATTTATTAAATGTTTCATTTGGATCACTATATAATCCACTTGTTGTCATAGCAACATCTGGTGATATACCACTTTGAATTTGATTCATCATACCTTGTGATTTAACTAAGAAATTGTCTGATTTATTTCTTGTAAATTTTTGGTCTATATCTTTTAATGTTAATGTTTTGATTTGACTATTTGGAGCAAGTCTACATATTCTTAAAATTAATTTAAGTTCTGGTTTAGAGCATCTTTTAAATTCCATTTCATCGCCATCAGCTCTTGCGTCAGCCATTGTCCAACCTTCACCTAAATACCTAGCTTGTCCAGTATCTCCGCCACTTGCTTTATCACTATTTTTAGGAATACCTACAATATTTAAAGCTGTATTGAATAATCTATCGTGCAATACTTTTGTATTGTCATGTTTTATTTCATTTGATATTAATTTTAAATCTGCTGGTCTACTTGGGTCTGATGTTGCAATTTTTATTGCCCCTAAATCAAGCAATCCTTCATAATCTTCTCTATCAATATCTTGGTTAACAAATACAAGTAAACTTTGTATAAATTGTTCTAATCCGTCCATTTCGTCAGATGTAATTCTATTTAAATTGTTTAATATATCCATAACTATTTCGATAATTCCTATTCTTGATTTATTTAAGTAATATTCAAATATAGGAATTTCATTTAATATAGTAGGTTTTATAAGTTTAACCTCAAATGCTGATGCAACACTTGGACTAGTCATTTCATAATAAGCATTTTTTGTATACACGCTACCTTTTATTGTGTAATCCTTAACACCTCTCGTATAAGTACAACCAAATAGTTTCTTATGAGGTAATCTACTAGAATAAACACAAAATGTTGTTTTGCTATCAAGATTTTCTATCATAAAAGGGCTATCTTCATTTATATCCGGAAGAACTAATCTGTGTCCTATTCCTGATATATATAAGTCTTCTGCTAATTCAGTGTCTTTTGGATATTTATCTTCAGCTAGCATATAACTATTTAATGCCCCTACTTCTTCATTTGCAACATCACCACGTTGTACATACTGTATTGGTTTACCAAAAACAAATGATTTTTTAAATTCAACCATAAAATAAGCATTATTTTCTACTACTTTGTTATTTATAGTTGGTCTTACTTCTTTAACTTTATCTAAAATTGGTTGAAAACCTTTATAATAATTTTCTAAATAGTTAATTTCCCTTGAATTTTGTAAATGAACACTAAATATATCATTTAATATTTGAGATATTGTCTGTTCGTTCATTTCCTCTGGTTCATAATCTGCATAAATTATATGTCTACCAAATAACCTAACCTCATCTTGAACTGGCGTTACTGGTTTATCAGTAGGTATTTGTGCATTTGTATTATTATCAGCTGATGTTTCAGTTGTTTTTACTTCTTCTTTTTCCATTAATTCACCATCTTTCATACTTTGGTATTCCCAAAATATAAAATAAGGGAACACAACAATAAAAATTAGATTCTTACGGTTATGCTCCCGTGTAGCACTAAACGGTCAATGAAGGGAAAAACTAGACCGTTCGCTACATTTATACATTATTAATAATAGAAATGTTAGTTATGAAGTATAAAAGTCCAACATAAATTGGACTTATTTGTTAAAAACGTCGTCTTATAGGTTTTGGTTTATTTAATATACTTTTACCTAGAATAATTTCACTAGCATATAAAGCAGTTCCGTCTGGACCATCATCAAATTTATTAGGATAATCAAAAGAATATTTAGTAATATTATCCATCAATCTGCCTAAATCAGTATTTGGTTTAACAATAGATTTATCTTTAAAAATTATTAATGTTAAAATCGTCCATAGGTTATCTTTAATTCTAGTTTCCTTTTTTACAGTGTTATACTTTTCAAGAATTTTACACCAATAAACCCCTCGTGCTTTTAATCTATCATCTAACAATGTCTTTAGTGATTCATCAGTATTATTTTCTATTACAAGCGTTGTTATTCTATGTAAAATAATTTTTTCAATAATATCATTGTATAATGATTGCATAGGTTTTTTACTAAAAATCGCATCCCAAAGATAATGTTTACCATGACCATCTGGTTTACAAATAAACATATTAAGATTATCTTTTCCTTTTCTTTTTGTATCAATTACTGCCATACAATAAGGTGCTAAATCATCAGGTGGTTCAATGTATGTCTGTAAGCATTCCCATGACAATTCTCTACCAGTAGGTGCAATAGGATTTTGTTGATATACACAACTAAATAAAAATGGATCTGTATTTTGTTCAATTTGTTCTGCTATTTGTTGTGGATACACTTCACTACAAGTTGTTTTATGATTTTCATCAAGCATTGGTACACGAATAACTATCGTTGATTTGTCTTCACTCTCCATAACGTAAGGATTATCAGTTGGTTGTAACATTGATATTTTATTTCTATCTTCAATTATTCTATTTAAAATGTCTTCCGGTGTCCACTGGGTACCAACAAATATAAATTTACACCTTACACCATCACGTCTATTCCACCATTCAGTATTCCACTTATCATATATTCCTCTATGAACACTTTCACTATTTGCTTCTTCTGCTCCCTTTGTCATATCATCAAATATAATTGCAAATGAAGCTCTTTCTCCAGTAGTTGAACCATTACGAGTTCTTGCTATATGATTTGATTTAGGAACATTAGCGTTTTTTATTTTCCAATCTGATTCTCTTTCTACTTCAAATGGCTTTCCATTATATAATTTGAACAAAGGAAATATTTCGGCAAATTCAGGGCTAGATATTATTCCCTTAACAGTTCTACTAAAACCTAAAACCAATTCATCAGAATAAGACATTCTTATTACGGAATTATTAATACTTATACCATAACCCCAAGCAGTAAATAATGTTGCTAAATAGGATTTACCCATTGATGGTGGATAAGATACTACTAGATATTGCAATCTTTCATCAAATGCTATTCTATTTAAGGCATCTACATATGGCTTTAATACATTTCTACGATTTGCTAATACCTTTCGTGGCATATTCCATTCAATATAATCAACAAAGCACTCGAAATCTCTTCTTGCGCAAAAACAATAGGCTCTTTTATAATAATCAAAAAAGAGAGCCATATTTTCAATTTTGCTCCCTTCAATTAATTTATGTAATATTGGAATTAGTTTAGTCTTTGCTACTTTAACACTACCTAATTCATCTTGTTTATACATTTCTTCAAGAATGCTCAAAGCACTATTACACCAGTCTAATTTATCATGCTCTTTCATTTTTGATGATTTAAGAACATTTAATATATCTGTAAAAGTGCTTTCAAGCGTTGTTTCTTGTTTTTTTATTTGGATTTTATCTCCAACTTTTATCATTTAATCACTCTCTCTTTATATTTCCCTAGAGAGTGCTACACTATTTTATAATAAATATAAAAGTAATTTAATACATATATACAATTCAAAAAATCTAAAAAGGAAAATAAGAACATTTAACGAATCTTCTATTATTGTTCCTTTTACAATTTTCAAAAATTTAATCATCAATTTTAATGCATTTGTTTTCCCATTTTTTATATGCATCTAAATATAATTCTTTTTTATCACCATTATAAGTTAATTCATAATACATGCCATCACTTATATTAGTGCTTACTAATGCTTTATTATTTTGAAGCGTTTTACAACTCCAAACAATAAATACATTATTTTCAGTTATTTTCATGTTATCAGTTATTTCAACTCCATTATTAAAATAATCAACAATTGTTTTTTTACATAGTTCTAAAAATTTGTCATTACTCATTTTTACACCTCTATTCCTTTGGCATTTCTATAAATACATTAGCACCATTTTCTAAACATTCAAAAATGTGCTTATCTAATTCTTTTTTAACTTCTAATGTTCTTTTATTTGTAGGATATTTTGCTACTACAATATTGTTGTCAGTAACAATTACATTTTCTAGTTCCTTATCTTCAAAATAATCTCTATCAACACATAATTTAGTTGTAATTAATTCTACTAATTTTGGTTTAGGTTGTTCTTGATTCTCTAATACTCTTTTAATATTATCTCTATAACTATTACCTACTAAAGTGATAAGTTCATCACTTGTCATTTTCTTTTCTTCTAATAGTGATTTTAATTCATCACCTATAATTGTTTTAGGGTTTCTTTGGCCTATTCCCACAAATCTTACCATTCCTGTAAATTTTTCATCTTGACTTATAATTAACATATTATTCATTTTCTATTCCTTCTTTCTCTATTTCAAAATATTTATTAAAATCTTTTTCTCTTATTATTTCTGCGATTACTTCCATATCACCACATATAATCATTTGAAGAACAATAACTGGTTCTTTATGTTCTTTTGTACAATAGCCACAATAACCATCTATCAATGTATCTCTTGATGTTTTTATTTCATTATCATATGGTTTAAACAGCTTCTCAGCTAAATCACTTTTCAAATTAAATCTAGTAAACCAACTTTCTTTATATGTTTTATATATTCCACCACTACAAGCATTTATCTTTAATGTATTGTTAGTTACTTGGTTACATTCATAATTACTATATAACAAACCCATTATTTACCACCAAATATTTATTTCAATAAACTAAACACTAATGCACATGCTAATCCATGCCAAAATGTCCATACAAATTTTATACCAAATGCCCATATTATTAAATTACCTAATCCCCAAAATATAAGGGCTGATAAACTTAATACAAAGGCAATCGTTAATATCGTTCCTAATCCAATTAATAAATATTTCATCTATTCACCACCTTAAAACAAATCTTTTTTAACTTCTTTTATCTTTCTTGTTGTCATATTTTGTAATATTTTAAAATCTATTTTTGGATTCTTAAATTCTTTTAAAATACTCCACATTTCTTCTGTAATTAAGCAATGGAATACCGTACTTAATAATTGTGGTATTTTCCTGCTTGTCCAACCATCTAATGCAATTTTAGAATATTCTTTTTCAACTAAGGTGTCTGTAATATATTTATCTACTATTTCTTCTTCAACACACTTGCCATTGCTAATGATATTGGGAGCCCATGTTTTATGATGTTTTTCTTTAAAGTCATTCCCAACTATTTTTGCCCAAGTTTTTCTACCATATTTATTACAATAATCATAATTCTTTATAACTATTCCTTCGCCATTGCCCATGCCATCTTTGACTAAAAATTCTCCTGTTTTATCAAGACATTTAATAAATGTATCATAATTGCCATTTTTAACAATACAAATTGGCGGAATATAATCAATATTAAATTCTTCTAACATAGATTTGTATGTTTCATAAGTTAAATATTCAACATTTTCTTCATCAATATCTATTGTTACATCAAATACATAAAATTTCCTCCATGCGTCATCTCTATAGGTTTTTAGTGCGTGAGGAACAAGCCATTCACCATATAATCTATGATTTGGATGTTTTTCAAAATATTTTATGATCCTTTCATCATTAATCATAGCATTCATAAACCCTGCATTGTCTTTATCAAGAGTTAATTCTCTGTTTCTACTACCAAAATGTAATCCGTTTTCATCTTTCCAAATCGATGAGTTAGTGCCATCTATTTTATAAAATACATAACACAAACCTGCATCAATACCTTCGACCTCATCAGTTCCATATCTTTCTATATGTTGATATTTTTTAAAACTCATTTAATTTCACCTACTTTTTTTATTATTTCTTTTAATTCTTTTTGCCCCTCTTTTGAAGCTGGTTGAGATACCATGTTTACTAATACACCATGTTGTAAACCTAATGCTTTTTCATATTTAACAAGAACTTTAGGTCTAAAAGACCATTGCCCGTGAAAATAATTTGATATATTTTGAGGGGTTGTCCTACTTTCGCCTAGTTGTTCTTCTATTTTGTTTAATTCTTGGCATAATTTAGCGTTAGTCCATTTTTTCTTATGAAGAATCATTTGTATATAATCAGATACATTTATCATTGTTTAGATCCTCTATCTCTTTTTTTAATTGATTTATCTGATTTATCCTCTTGTCAATTTCTCGCTGTTTTATTTTTTCTGATTGTTCCTTACTAGGTTCTAAAATACCTAAATCAATTAATTGAAATACGAAATTTTCTTTATCTATATACTTTAATGTTTTTTTATTACCAACATATTTTATTAAATTAAATGATGTTCCATAAGTTCCTGATATATGTTCTAAATTGTATTTTGTTCTGCCTTTATACAACTGTGTAACTTGTGTATAATCTGTACCACCATTCTTCAATGTATAATCTATATCTTCATATCTAAAGTGAATTATATCAATCCCATATTTTAAACTTGTAAATTTTAATTTATCGTAATCACTTATACAAAGTTTTTTCATTTTGATACCTCGTTTATATAATCAATGCATTCTTGTTCAGAAACAAATTGTTTTTCAATATTACCTGCCATTAAATATTCTTTATCATTATCACGTTTCCAACAACCTGCCCAATCAATCGGTCTTACATACCATTTTTTATTTATATATAATTGTCCATAATAATAATTTTCTAATATTCCAGCATTTGTTGGTGGTATATATTCATTAGTCATTATTAATCACCATATTTTGCCATTGAATCCAATCTACTAACACAATCTTGACATATTGTTATTTGATATACTTGAGATTTATGTGCTTGGATTACAAATACTTTCTTATCTTTTCTTTTTATTTCATCACCACAACAAATACATTTACCTTTTGTATCTAATTGTCTTAAATTTGCATTCATTCTTCCACCTTCTTTATTATTTGAATTGTCCTAGCTCGTCCATTTTGAGTTTTTATATATCCTTTATCTTCTAAAATAAGCAACTTTTTAAACACTGTATTAACATCGCATTTTAATATATTAGCAAGTTCACGATTTGTAGGACTATAGCCATATTCATTAATAAACCATTCAATTGCTTCCAATAACATTTTTTGTTTAATTGTTAACATCTAATCACTAGCCTTAAAGTTATATATTGGTTTAATTATTTTAATAATATCTACTGTATCGCCTATATTATCAATTATTTCTTGCATTGGTTTATATACAAATGGAGCTTCATCGATTGTATTTTCATTGACTGATGTTGTATAAATATCTTTCATACTTTCTTTATATTCATCTAAATTAAAAGTTTCTTTTGCTTTCATTCTAGACATTATTCTACCTGCTCCGTGTGGTGCTGACTGATTCCAATCATCATTGCCTTTTCCTACACCGATAATACAACCGTCCCTCATATTCATTGGTATTAATACCATTTCACCTTTTTTAGCAGATATAGCACCTTTACGAACTATGTTATCTTCAAATGATATATAATTATGTATTGTTTCAAAATTATTGCCTGGAAATGACAAAGCACAATTTAGATGTTTCATAATTTCAATAGCTATGTTTTTTCTATTGAAGCTAGCAAATTCTTGGCATATTTTCATATCATGTAAATAATCTTCTCTATATTGTCCTTCCAAATATGCTAGATCCTTTGGTATTTTCTTATGATCTATTTTATATTCTTCTTTTAATTCCATTAAAGCAGATTGTATTTCTTGTTTTCTTCCTTGTTCTTTATATTTTTTGATTAATTCCTGTTGTTTTTCTTTATATTCACCAATATTATAATTACATAATTGATTAGCTAATTCTTGATAATATTCTGCTACTTGTTTTCCTAAATTTCTTGAACCTGTATGAATTACTAAATATTTATTATTATCTTCATCAATATCAATTTCAATAAAATGATTACCGCCACCAAGTGTTCCAATACTTCTTTCTAATCGTTTTGTGTCTTTTAATTCTCTATAACACTTCAAATCTTGTAATTCTAGAAATTTATATTTCCTTTCATCATGAACTTCAAAACCACTAGGAACATATTCTCTAATAATTTTATCTAATCTTTCTAAATCTAAATCAATATTGCCTAATTCAACACATAACATACCACAGCCAATATCAACACCAACAATATTTGGAATCACTTTATCACCTAAATTACCAGTAAAACCAATTACACACCCTTTACCAGCATGAACATCTGGCATTATACGGATTTTGCTATCTTTAAATGCCTCTTGATCTAATAATTCGTTTATTTGGTTTATTGCTTCTTGTTCAACATCATCAGTAAATATTTTTAAGTCTTTCATTTAATCACAACACCATTCCCCTTCATCAAAACAATCTGGAGCATCTGTCCCGTTGTAATAGCAATAAAATACATATCTTAAATCATTACTTTTTATATCAGTACTTATTTTTTGAAAATCTGGTAAATATTTATCTATTTCCTCTTGTGTTAATTTTCTCGAATTTCCAAAATCACCACAAATAGTATCATAAGTCTTTTTTAAAACGATATCTAAATAATCTTCATTCATAGATACATCAAATTCCATATCATAATTTAAGTTATAATCTTGCTTTAATGTTTTTTCATCATCAAAACGATAATCCCATAATTTATCTCTTTCTTCATCAGATAATTTCTTTTTAATCTTATATCTAATTGCTTTTTTACTTACATAACTACTCATTTATTCCACCTCATTTAACAACCATAATAATGTTTCTAATTCTGTTCTCATCGAACATTTAGGGTTTTTCTTTAAATAATCTATTCTCTCTCGAATATCTTCTTCATTTTTGATTGATTTATATTTTTGATAAAAGTTATATAGCAATTTATATTGATTGTATACTTCATATAAGGCATACATATTGTCTTTTATATTATCTTTATTCATCAATAACACCATCGATTAAATCAATTATTTTTTTCTTACTAAGTGTTCCTTTTTGTACATTTATTACTTGTTTTATTTGTCCTTTAAATTTCGAAATAATAAAATCTTTGGTATTTTCAATTTTGTCATTAGCAATTTTTTCTCTAATTAGGCAATTATTTTTTTCTTCATTAAGTTTAGCAATTTCTTCATTCTTTTCTTTTATTTGTTGTTCTAATTTAATATTTTTTTCTTTTTCTCTTAAAACCCTAGCATCAAATTCTTCCAATGTAATTAGAGTAGCATCATACTTAATTTTTATTTTGTTAAGTTCTTCTATTTGAGATTTTAAGTTTTCTATAATTTGCTCACTTGTTTTTATCTGTTCAAAATCTTTTACAAGATATTCTTTTAAATCTCTAACTTGTATTGATTGAATTTCGCTATTTCTTACGACTAATTCATTTTTTTTACTAAATAATTTCATTCTTCCACCTCACTTCTCAAAGCCGATAATTTAAATTCATTATAAGTTGATAAATATATTCTTTTTCCTCTCATAGCAAGATATGGATTTATCATTAAACATTTTTGATTTTTCTTATATGGCACTTTATGAATAATATCATCAGCTATTAGACCTTTTAATTGTCTTTTTATTGTAGTTTCACTTACTTCACATACCTTTGATAAATCTTTCAATTGAATAATTTTGCCATTGTCATAACAGCATATATTGTCCATATAACCAATATGGCATGTTAGATACGGCAGTATTGAATATTTTTTACAATATTTATCAAATATTTTAGGATTGATTTTGATAAAATGATATTTTATATCGGTAGTATCATTTAGATATTCTAATGTACCCTTGCGAAGAATGCGGTCGCCATCATCAAGACATATTACTCGGTCAATATTTTTTAATTTTTGAAGAATAACACCATTTTCATCAGCCAAAAATCCTTGTGCCATTTAGTCCTATTCTCCTATTATTTCTTTATACTTATCTTTAAAGTAATTAGTATCTATACACAAATAATGAAATATAATTGATGTTGCTTCTTCTGAATCTTTTATTGTTTTAGGACACCAATAACATATTTCATCAAGTTCAGTTATAGAGCCAATATTTCCACCATTTTGTTGATATTCTCTATATGTTTGTTTTAAATTTTCATTTTCACCAGTATTAAGATATTTTTCTATTTTTTTACTAACATATATTGATTTATCATGTGAACATGAAGAGCCTTCCATTTTTCTAAAATAATGGTCGAAAAACAGTTCAAAAATATTTATTCTGCTACCTAATTCACTTCTATATAATTCTAAATCACTCATATTTATTGAATTTGCAATGTTATTTATAACTTCTTTTAATTTATCTTGATTCATCTTCTACTCCTATTATTTCTCTATATTTTTGTAAAATTTCTTCGTAATTATCTAATTTATTTTTAAACATATTATAATCATGATTTTTGTCATCTATGCTATTTAATACACACTTTATAGGAGATATTTTTTTATCTTCTAAATACTTTATAAACTCTTTTTGTTGAGTTTCAAGTTTTATTTTTTTATTCAATGTGTATTTATAATCTTCAAATGTCATACAGTTTTCTAATTTTTTTCTTAAATTTCTGTTTTCATTAAATAAATCTTCAACAGTTTTTTTACTATATATTGTAGCAGGTATCCGCGTTTCGTCCTTTTTACAACTAAATTTAAATCTATTTAATTCATCAACTTGTTTCTTTAATTCTTGATTTTCTTTTTCTTTGTGTTCTTCCCACTGTTTAATCCTAAACACTTGTATTAATTCAGAACCATTTGTATAAATTTGTTGTTTATCAAAAAATGAATATTGCTTTATAAACTCTTCGAATGTTTTAGGGAACTTCATTTCTTCATTCATTTACTCATCACTCTCTACTTTCTATTCTTCATTTTCTAATTTATTTAAAACTTTTTTTAGATTAATTAATAGTTTTTCAATTTCTTCAATAGGTAGATTGCTATAATTATTGTTTTCTATTAACATTTCATCTTTTTTATTTTCTAAATAAGATTCAATATTTTTTAATACTAAATAGTCTTTAATCTTTAACATTACTATCACCTCTAATCAATATCTTTTTTATTTAACCACCTATAGAATTTATCTAAATCTTTTTTTGTTTCAATTCTAAATGACTTATCTTTACCACTGTGTCTAATCTTTAAATAAAATATGATTCCATCTCTAGTATCTAAAGTAAACCATAACCTAAAATCTAAATATTTAGGCATTTTTCTATTTTCCATAAATGCTGAACATTGTTTCCAAGAATTATGTTCCATTACATAATCAATTAAGTCTTTTAAATCTTGACTATTCATTTATTATCGCTTCCTTGTTCTAGTTCTTGCATTTTATCTAAAATCATATTACATACAATTACTTCTGCTTGAGTAAATATTTTTCCATATCTTTTACCATATGTTTTTTCAAATTCTTTTAATTTAGTTTTTCTTATATATTCTTTTAACTTATTCCAATTATCCCTTAGTTGCTTATTTTCTTCAGCATTTACTTTTAAAAGTATGTCGTAAGTTTGTATAGTACCATTTAATCTCTTGTTTTCTTGTTGTAATTTGTCTAATAATGTCTTAATATCACTATTTGGTATTACAGTATAATCTACTTCATCAAGTCTTAATGTTTTGCTTTCAGGTTTATAATAATTATCTATTTTTATCTTATTCATTCTGACACCTCTTTTAATATATCTAAAACTTTCTTTTCTCTGCTTATTGCTATATTGCATTTATCGTAAATTCCTTGACTATCATTTTCACAAAATGTAATCCCTTTTTCTAAAGTTTCTATTGCTTTATCAATAACTTCTTTTTGTTTTTTTAATTGAGATTGTATTTGATTATAATGTTTTATTATTTTTATTATTTGTTTCAACTGATTTTTTGTTATAGCAATTAAACCTATATCATCTAAATTTTTAGATAATACTAATTGTGAAGTAAAATCTTTATATAAATTTTCTAATTCTTCTTTATCCATTATTTTTATTTCTCCTTTTTAGTTACTATTTGAAATATTTTCTATACGGCTTTTAGCAATTTCAAAATAGTTTTTATTCAGTTCTATTCCTATAAAATTTCTATTTAACTCTTTACAAGCAACACCTGTTGTACCTGAACCCATAAATAAATCCAATATTGTATCATTTTCTTTCGTAGACAATAATATGCAAGCTTCTGGCAATTCTAAAGGGAACCCACTATGCCCCCATTTAGACTTTGTTTCTTTTCTTCCAAAACTTTTATTTGATTGCTTTCCACGATTAAATGGAATTTCCCATACATTTCCTACATTTTTCGTTTTAAACAATTCTGGAAATCTTGAATATAATTCTTGTTTATGCAACTTTACGCCTGCAGAAGTATGTTTTAACATAAAAATATATTCACACTGATTAGTTAATTGCCTGTCTGTATTTGCTGGTTGCTGGTTATATCTATACCAAATAATTGTATCGTGCAATTTAAACATTATTTTTCTTGTTGCTAATTCCATTATTTCAAATGCTCTGATCGTTATTTCACTATCATTTATCACGTTCAAATAAAATGTACCGTCGTCTTTTAAAACACGTTTGCATTCTTTTAACCATATTTCACACCAATCTAAATATTGTTTATATGAATTAAAATACGCTTCATATTCAAAACCTTTCCAATAAGGCGGACTAGTTATAATACAATCTATTGATTTATCAGGTATGTCTTTAATTAACTCTAAACAGTCTCCATTTTTTAAAATTATTTCCATAGTAGATCCTCACTTATTGTTTTTTAGTTGATTTCTTCAATTTTGTATTTTTCATATGGTCTCTTAATAATAATTCCATTATCCTGTCTTATGTATATATATAAAATTCTATTTTCTGCTGTTTTTTTACATATATTACCTATTATTTTTCTATTTTTATCAGTATAAATGATTCTTTTCATTTTACATCACCTTTCATGTATCATAAATGACCCCCATTTTTCCAACGTAACTGGTTCATTCATGAACTATATAATTTTATAAGTTTAGTGTTATATTTAAAGGTTAAACTATATATTTTATATATATTTTGCTTCTCTATCAGTAATATCACCTTTAAGATTAGTATTTATAGCTATCATTCTGTAAGATGTAGCGTTTATAAATATGTAATTATTTTTCAATCATAAAATATCACTTTGTTTACTGAACTTTTAATGAATTTTTAATATAAAATGAAAAAATAACCAATTTTACTTGATTATTTCTTATATAAATTAATAAATATATATTTTTGCTAAGTATTTTTTAAAATGATTATATATGTGAATCCTTTTGTTATTTTTTATATATTTACGGGGGTAAAAAAGCCCCCTAGCACCCTCTCAAAAATAGGGTTGGGGTATTGACGTTCGTTAATACTATAATAAATCGTTATTTTATAAGGGTTAAAACAATAATAAATAATACATTAAACCACAACAAAAAAACACTATAAAATAATAATATAGTGTTAAATAATTATATATTTTTGAGAG